CTATATCCTTATGGGGAAAAGAAAAGCACGATATACGGATACGATGATTTTCTGCGCATACAACCGGAACAATTCGTTCTTGACGACTTGCTCCGAAGCGTTGGGGAAGGCTTGGCGCACCTCCCCGAAAGTGAGCGTGGGCATCCCGCCGATCTCCCGCTTTCTGATCCATTCTCTGACTGTCATATGGGTTTGTTTTGAGGCAAAGGTAATCGTGGCCTGATTACTATTGCGCCAATTTCGCGCAAAAGAGACGGAGAAACAGGCATGGATCGCATCCTTCCAAAAGATCATTCTTTTCATCGACAGCTCACTTCTCCTGCTTTTTGAACGCCAAGATGCCCTCAGCGGGAAAGTAGCGGCGGTTGCCGATCTTGACGGAGGGCAGCATACCCCTCTTTCCCCAAATTAGGGCCGTCTTGTGGTGGATGCGCAGGATACGAGCCACGTCAAAGGCATCGTAATATTTCGGTTCATCTGGTTTGGTTTTCATCTCGTTCGTCATTTCTTCAATGTGTAATGGTTGTCTTTCTGTAGCTCTATCAGGCCGCTCACTTGCATGTGGCGGATGTAGTCTTTAGCGGTCCGCTCTTTTACTTCTACTGTCTGCATGATCAATCGAAGAAGCTCGTCATGCGAGAGGCGGTCACGCTCACGGAACACCTCACGGGCGATCAGCAACAGCTCGGCCGTCTTGCGTCGCTCACGCTCTTCTTCCGACTTCTCGCCGCGGGAAACGTGCATGTCGCGTTCCTTGTCCCACCCGAAGAGCATGATCGGGACATCAAGCGGACTGCCGTCGCGCACCTTCAAAGCCTTGACGACCGACAGTGCAGGATTGTCGTCCTTCTCAATCGACAGGATGGCGGCCGACTTTCGTTGCAGTTCCGATCCGATGTGTCCGCGTAGCTTGATGCCGTTGGGGACGAAGTGGAGTACGCAAAGGATACACGTGTGGTAGATGCCCGCCAGCCGATAGAGCTCGTCCACCACAGCGATGCTCTCGGCTTCGTCGTTGGCCGAACGGATCAGGTCGGCGATGCCGTCGATGACAACAAGATGGATGCCGCCGTGCCGATGATGGTAGAGGTCGAGGCTGTCTTTGATGAGTTGCAAACGGTCTTTGCGAGAGAGTGCGGCGAGGAAAACGGGGTGGTAAAACGTCGGCATTGCATCGAGTCCGACCCTCCGCAGGGTCTTCCCCACGTTACGGTGAAGCTGGTACTCGGATTGCTCTGTGTCGTAGTGCAGGACGGCCTTGTGCGACGCGTTGAGTGTAACCTCCAACCCGAGCAGATCGGGTGGAGGTGTTGGAATCTCGGTTAGCAGTGTCCCGGCGATCAGTGCCGACACATAATTGCTTTTCCCCGTCCCTTCGCCACCGGTAATGCAAAACAGGTTATCGTAGGTGCCCAGCGGGACACCGTGCGACGTGATCACCGTTTGCGAACGGTCAGGAGGATGGCGGTAATCGATCTCGCACGAGTCGAGCAGCATGAGTGTTTGTGCATAGAGCCGCTCCAAGCGGTCGGCAATTAGGCGATGGAAGTCCTCCGCGCTGTATCCCAAACGAAAGTAATCGGAGATGTCCTTCTCGGCCTTCGTTCCGGCCAGTGGAAGTGCGATGCGTCGGACGTTGTAGGCAGCATACTGTTCGCATCTGAGGGTGGAAGCCTTCACGCCCGTCTCGTCAGCGTCGTAGAGGAAGAAGACGTGACGGAAGCGTCGGACGAGCATCTCTATGATGGAGGCGTCGATCTCAGCCGTCTCGCTGTTGAAGCAAATGGCGTGAAAGCCATGTGCGGCAAGCGACATCACATCCTTCTCGCCGCCGGTGATGAACAGCATATCACCCCGTTGCGGGAGTTGCTCTATGCCGAACGTGTAGATGTCCGGCAGGCGACCGCCATAGACGAATCGGGTCGCACTTGAAGGGCGATAGATCTTCACGTAATCCTTGCGCACGTAGCCGAATAGCGGCTCGTGGGTGCTGCTCATGAAGCCGTAACGCTTCCCTTCGGCCGTCTCGCTGCGGAAGCTGCGGAGCGATCGGACGCCATAGCGCTGCAACACGTGTGGTGTGATGCCATACTGCCCCCAATAGGCGCGTTTGCTTTCGTCGAAGGCCTTTTCCTCAATGCTGTAAGATCTGCCAGCCGGCTCCGTAGGCGTCGGTGTTGGTCGAGGCATTGGAACGCTTTCGACTTGTGATCGAATGGATCCGGAAGCACTCTCCGGCAAGGAGATAGACAGAGATAGGTCACGGATGATTTTCTCCAAGATGCGAGGGAAGTCCTTTTGCAAATCCATGCCGTGCAGCGCCGCTACAAACCAGAAGCAGTCACCTGAACAAGTCGGATCTCCGAAGTCATTCATGCGGTAAATGCCTGTTTGCGGCACCTTGTAGATGAAGCACGACGCCCGCCGATCGTCGTAGAGCGGATTGCGGAACTTCTTCCCTGGTGTGATGGCGAAGGGAGTGTAATGGCGAAACACCTGCAGCCCGCCATCCGTGGCATGCAGGATCAATGCTTTCTCTTTCATGCTTCTTCTCCTTTCTCTGACTTGTGCACCTCCCTTTCGTCTAATATCTCCCGGATGAGATCCTTTATGATCTCTCGAAAAAGCGCGTTGTTCTTCAGAAAGCCGATGATGACGTTGGAACATATCAATAGGATCTTCCGCAGATACTTCATCAGCTCTCGATACTTCCCTTCCATTGCAGAATCCGCAAAAAGCTCTGCCGGATCGATCTCCAATAGCTCGCAATAACCGACGAGAAGCGCCGTACGAAAGCTCTTCGCCTTATTTTCCATCCGATAGATCGTGGTTGGATTAACTTGCAATTTTCCAGCGACATACTCCATAGAATAACCTCTACTCAGTCGCTCCTCTCTAAGTCTATCTCCGATGTTGTACATATGTGTAAAGTTAGAGTGCACCTTACGACAGCCTTCCTGCATCGGACACCAATCTATTGCGTTTTTCGTAGGAAATATTGCGTAAAATGCAAGAGTTATCTTCTTCACCAAAAGGGAGGGCCTAGAGCAAACCGTATCAAGATCGAAACCACGACGATTTGAACTTTTCACTGCTTTGATGTGGTTGTCCCGCACAAGGGATCCTTTCCTTGATGGGCCCCCATAAACAAGAAAAATCTCCGATACAACCCACTTGAAGGTGTTAGCCGTACCGGAAAATCTATTTGGGGTATGAGGCAAGAGCAATTATGCTTGGATCGTTACTTCATCAGAACCATCTTTGAGGATGACGTGAATGTAGATCATCTTGCTGTGCGACCAGACGACCGTGTCCACCCTAGTGACATCGATCATGGAGGCATGGATCCACAGCTGGCTCGTCGGGTCGGCCACAGGCGCCGATAGGCTTGAAGTGCAGGTGCTTGGAGTAAAGACCCACTAATCCTGGATTTTATGTGATCATACCGCCGCACTATGCCAGTCGGGGCGTTGTCCCGCCGCATTACTACATCGATCGGCTGATGGCCCATCAAAACAAGCCTTACTACATCAGCCTGCTCAGCGCGGCGGCATTGCTGGGGGCTGCGCACCAACGGCCGCAGAAGTTTTTCGTCACCTATAATCCGCCAAACGAAATGTCCGAGATCTCAAAACGAAATGTCCGAAGAATGGGGCGACAACACCTCATTTTTCGGACGTTCCATTTTTGAGCAGTTTCTATATCCTTAACAGTATCCGCCCCCAGGAGGGCACCTCGACCGTCGCCGGGGGTAGGCCGGGTCGGGTGTGTAGGGCGACGGCCTACGCCGCTGAGGCAGACGCGGACACCTCCAGCTCTATCATCGTCTGGGGTTCTTCGGCAATTGCCGAGGGGTCATAGTTCATCGTGAGCACCTCGACCTTGCGTCCACCACCGGCCGATCGCTGTTGCTCCACCTCGACGGTGTACCAGCCGTGTGCCTCAGTGAACTCCGAGAGCAGCTCGGAGGGGTAGGACGAAAGCATGAACCGCCCCTTGAGCTCAGATAGCACCTCCAGCAGTTGGCCGAAGTCGTCGGCCGTGTAGCCTCCATAGTGTCCCATGTCGGAGTTGAAGTAGGGCGGGTCGACATAGAAGAATGTCTCCGGGCGGTCGGCCCGTCGGATGACGGTCAGGGCGTCACGGCTGAAGATGGACGTATGCTCGAGTCGGCGGGTGTAGTCGTCTGTGAAGGATGCCTTGCGACCTTGAATCTGCCCGGCCACGTTGCGCGTCATGCTACATTTCCATGTGCTGCCGAGAATGGCGTAGAAGGACTGGTGCGAGAGCGTCCACACGGCCCATGCGCGGCGGACGGGCGAGTGTCCCTCAGGGGAACGGTAGATGGCGCGAGCCTCGCGGTGGGCATGTTCGCTGTGGAGCGTGCTGTCGACTTCGCGTTTCAGGGCCGGGTAGTCCGTCTGAAGGACGCGGTAGAAGTTTGTCACCTCACCGTCGATGTCGTTGATGAACTCCACTGGTGCCGGTTGCTTGGCCCAAAAGACCGCACCGCCTCCGAAAAAGGGTTCTACGTAGATGTTGTGCTCAGGGATCATCGGCAGGATGGCGCCGAGCATTTTCTGTTTTCCGCCGTAATAGGTAATCGGCGTCTTCATGATTGGTTTGTTGTTAGTCATTTGGTTGTTGTTTAATTGCTGCTTAATCGCTGTTTGTATATCGTTTAAATTCTATTTTTGCGGCATCTCTCACACAAAAAAATAGGTGCACCAACACCGCATAAGGCCTTACAGCCTCTGTCGTGGTGTTGGTGCACCTTTACTATTCGGGTTTGTGTGAGAGCTATCCCGGGTGGAGACAGGGGCTTCTTTTTTGCCCCTACAGTTAGCCGTCTCCCTTGTTTGTTTGTATTTAGTTGATTGGTTACACGATGGCCGTGACCTTGTCCAACCCCACCCAGATGGGGTTGTCGTTTTGATTGCTGTAGCGCACTTCACGACGGGCAAAGTCGACGGCTGTCACATAGACAGCACGCCCGTCTATCAGCCGTGCCGTAGTCTTTCGCGTGAAAGCGAGAGCGTCGAAGGCTTTGGGGGTGAGCGGCGTGGGGCCTTGCACCAACGTAGGCTGAGGCTTAACCTCCGGGGCGCCCGGCGCGGCTGGCCGAATGGGAGGCACCACCGGCGGCTCTACGGGTGTAGGGCTCTGCGGTGGAACGGGCACGGCTTTACGCTCGAAGTCGGGCGTGTAGGTCACGTTTGGATCGCCGCCGGCCATGTAAAGGGCCACCTGCCGACCGATGGTGGTCATCTTTTCGCAGTAATACTTCTTGCGGGCGCTGTGGATGTCCGTGATTCCAAGGGCGCGGTAACGCTTCACGATGGCCTTCTCGTAGTCGAGCTTCAAGTCATCGATGCCTTCGCCCCTCTCGAGTGCACGCTGTGCGGCGGGGCTGAAGAGGGTGCCCCAAACAATGGGTGTGCCCTCGATTTTGTCGATCACATCCGAGGGGTTGTCCGTTGCAAGGTTCACGCCCCATCGGGGGTGCTGAATGAGCTGCAATTTAGCCCGGGCAAAGTCTACATGGCTGGTGTAGTTGGCATACGGGTCGAGACTGCCCTCCACGTAGTCTTTCCCAAAGCGCCCGTCTTGCCCGCGGCGTGCTTTGATATTGCAGTAATTGAAGTCGCCGACGGGTCTCATGCCCGCACCGGTATCCAGCACGTCCATCGCAATCAACAGCTGGCGCATGGCGTCGCTGAGCGTGTTGTCGGCCTCGAAATAGGCGCGGTCGCTGGCCTTGACAAAGGCCGCCCGGGTATTGGCCCCAAAGGCGCCTTTGACGGGTTGTCCCTTGTAGCTGTAGGGGACATAAGCCGGGACAAACTCCGGCGGGATGGTGGTTTTTGTTGAAGTGTTCATTGTTGTTGAAATCGTTTATCGGTTATTGATGGTATTGTCGACCTTATCGCGGAGGATGGCTTGGAGGTTGTCTTTGCCGATGGCCTCGGCGAGGATCTGGATGGCGCGATTCATATTCTTGCGCTCCTTATCCTCGGCGCGTTCGCGGATGCTCATAAACTCGATCACGCAGAGGAAGATGCTCATCAGGCAGGTGACCACCGGGAAGCCCACGATGGGGTGCAGCCGCATGAGCAGCAAGAGATGGGAGTAGTGGATCATCAGGTCGATCATGGCGGCGATGATGACGCCGCCCTCGTAGACCATAAACTTTCCCACGGTGCGCGAGAGGCCGTAGGAGGTGCAGAACCGGCCGGCCTGCTTGGCCTTGTGCACACCGCTGGCGAGGTCGAGCATCATGGCCAGCAGGACGAATAGGGCACACACGCAGGCGATGGCCAGCATGGGGCGGGTGCCCTCAAATAGTATTTCCATTGTTTGTTGTTAGTTGGTTGGGAAGAGGCGGGGGCCTGCTAAAGCCTCCCCCGCCTGCGGCGGTGTGTTATTAATCTTTAGATATAACGCTTCGCTCGACCAGCAGATAACCTTCGGTTGTTCGGGATAACGTGACTTTATCTGCAAAGAAGAATTTCCCCCTTATATTCGAGCTGCTGTTATAGACAGCTACCAGTTCTCCATTTTGGAGCGGGGTGTTCAATTCAAACTTGCCAACGGGAGAATGGACGACGCCTTCTTGACCCGCATTGAGCACAATAGACAATGGGACAGAAGCCCCATTGACTACTGGAGCATCCCCTGAGCCTGCGGTAAACTTAAGAGTTGATCTACCTGTGGCATTCTTTACGTTGTATTTGTAGACGATGCCGGTGAAGGTTTCGCCACTGCTGCGTTCTGTTGCTATGTTTAGGATCATGTTAGTTGTCTTGTCTTAAAATGAAGCAGAAGGGCAGGCGCATATGCCCGTGCCCGCCCCTCTGCGGTGAAATGAAAACAATAAGAACACTTTGCCCTTGGGGTTACCTCGGGCGCGAGACAGTTACCAATTTCTCGATCATCAGATAGCCCTCCGTGGTACGCGAGAGGCGATCTTGACTCTTAAAGGAGAGCGCCAGCGGGTCGTAGGTGTTCGGAAAGTTCGCCTCGAAGCCCGCGCCGTGGTTGTCGGCCCCAGTGTGGAAGTCCATGATGTTGGAGTAGACCGATGCGGTCTGTCCGTGACCGATGGTGATTACACGTGGCACCTGTTGGCCGTTGACAATGATGTCCGAGTCGCCGGAGGTGGCTATGCGGACGTCATAGCCCGCATTGTTCGTTACGTTGTATTTGTAGACGTAGTTCTCGAACGTATCCACAGGGATGGCAAACGTCTGGACATTCCCCACGGGCTGCCCCTGCCATCCGGCCTGTGCGGTGCGAGCACGGACAGTGACGCGTTTGTTCTGCCGGTCGAACGTGCAGGAGTCCACATAGGGCGCTCCTGCCTGCTGCGTTGTGCCTGTCGGCCCATTGGGATAGTACCCCGGGGCGCCCTGCACGTTGCCGTTCGCTGGGTTGTAGTTGACGCTCGTCTTGACCTCCGGAATCGCACCTGTACGGAGGTTTCCGTCACGATCGACAAAGGAGAATCCTTGCAGTACGGTGTCGGGGCGGGCCGTCACGCCATCCAAGTTGCCCGGCCCGCCACCTGCGAATTGATTCAGTATCATAAGATCAGCACGTTGATGTTGACGAACCCTTCAGGCACCTTGGAGCAAGCGAAGGTGAGGCTGCCCGCAGCCTGTGCGACGGCATAGAGGCCAGCCTTACCGGCGGCTTCCATTGATTCCGGAGCGGGGCTAACGATGATGTGGTTCGAGGCTGTGACACCTTCCACAGTCACTGTGCGACGCTTATCGGGTGACCAGCCGGAGGCATCGAGTGCCACCGTCCGTGCCACGACCTGCATCGGGTCACCCTTCTCCCCCTTGAGTGAAGCGAGGAACTCGGCCTTGCTGCCGGAGTGTCCCTCCTCCAGCCACAGCTGGTAGGCCGATTTACCGGCTTCGCCGGGGTCACCCGGCTTGCCCTTGGCCTGCTTCATGTACTCCTCGAAGGAGCCCGTGTGGCCAGCTTCTTGCCAGAGCTGGTAGTCCGACTTGCCATCGTCACCCTTCTCACCTTTCAGCGTCAGAAGGAAGTCCTGCAAGGTGCCGTTGTTGCCCTGCTCCTTCCACAGGTCGTAGTTCGACTTGCCCGGAGCACCCTTCTGCGCATTGAGGAAGTCCTGCACACTGCCCTCGTTACCCTGCTCCTTCCACAGGTCGTAGGCGCTCTTACCGGTGTCGCCCTTCTTGCCCGGTTCGCCCTTCATGTCCTCCACGAAGTCCGCCTCGCTGCCGGTCTGACCCGAGTCGAGCCAGCTTTGGTAGAGTCCCTTGCCGGCAGCGCCGTCCTTACCCTTCAGGGAGGTGAGGAAGTCGTCCTCACTGCCGCCCATCGGGTTCTTCTCCAGCCAGAGCTGGTAGGCCGACTTGCCATCTTTTCCCTTTACAGAGTCAAGGAAGTCCTGCATACTGCCGTCGTTGCCCTGCTCTTTCCACAGTTCGTAGGCGCTCTTGCCCGGCTTGCCATCCTTTCCCTTTACAGAGTCGAGGAAGTCCTGCACACTGCCTTCGTTGCCCTGCTCCTTCCACAGGTCGTAGGCGCTCTTGCCCGGTTCGCCCGGTTCACCGGGATCACCCGGTTTGCCTTTCATGTCCTTCACAAAGTCTGCCTCGGTACCGGTGTGTCCGGTGTCGAGCCAGCTTTGGTAGAGAGATTTACCTTTTGCGCCATCGACCTTCGAGTCGATTCTGGCGCAGACCTTGAACCATACTTGGGCCAGTCCCGTGTTATCCAAATAAGCCATGATGTTGAATTGTTATAGATCCTTTGTCGTTTACGAGCAAATGGTGTCGATCTCACCATTAGTGAGGGCTTCGACGGTGAAGCTGCCGCCGAGGTCATCCCAGTCCGTACCGCTCCAAGCGTAGTTCTTGCCCGTGTCGGAAGTGTTCCACACGTCGCCCACCTTATTGCCCGAGCTGGGCAGCGAGGCCTTGTTGGCCACGTTCCCCTTGTAAGAGAAGAGACCCGTGGTCTTCGTGTCGATCAGCGCCGCGACCTGCGCTTGGGTCTGGAAGCCCGAATCGTTGGTCAGGTCGGACACCTTGCTGGGGATCGACGTCGTGTCCGGCAGTGCGCCCACCTCGCTGGCGGTGTAGGTCGGTTTTGTGGACGAGATCCACGAGGGGATGCCAGAGATGTTCTGCCACTTGATCAGCCCTTTGATCTTTTCGTACAGGTGGGCCAACCCTGTTTCATCTAAGAATTTTGCCATGTTGTTGAATTGTTAATGGTTTGTTGTTACTTACATATCGCGTCGATCTCGGCGTCAGAGAGGGTGCTGGGCGGTGTGTTCCACTCGTCGATGTCCTCTTGCCGAATGTTGCCGGCGGGAGAGTTCTGGAAGACGGGGTCAACCTCTTCACCAGCGCTGTCGCCGAAGGCCACACTGATCTCGAAATGGCCCGTCATGCCGTAACGCGTGGCCTCGTAGACGGAGGGTACGGGAGTACGAACGATGACGAAGGCGTAGGGATCGAAAGCGATCCACTGTCCCTCATACTTGCCACGCACGAGCACTTTGTATTTCCCCACGCGGACAGTCAGCGTCTTGTCCAAGAGCACCGTCAGGCGGTCACCACTCACGCGGAAATGTTCGCCGGGGGTCAGCTCTGTGCGGACGTTCATGTTGTCGCAGAGCAGGGCCACGGTGAGGTCAGTCACCTTGGAGAAGTCGATGAAGCGCTTGCCTTTCTTCAAGTTCAGGTCGAAGGTGGCCGATGCGCCTTGGTTGATCACTTTCATGGCTGTGCCTCCTTTTCGTCTGTGTCCCCCGTTTGGCGGCGGATGGCCTGAATGATTCGGAAGGCCAGTTTTCCATTTATGCTCTGAAGGACGTCGTTATACTCCTTCTCGGTCATCTCCACCGGCCCTTCGGTCTTGAAAATGCGTCGTGCCAGTTCGTCCTCAGCCAGTGTCCCTGCGCTGGCAAAGACGACCTCACCCACTACATCATGTAGATCCAAGATGTCGAAGCAGTCGATGCGCGTCTCTACGTTCAATTTGGTAAAATCGATTGTCATTGTCGTTTATAGTGTTGGTTGTTATTGCGGTTTGACCCACATGTAGCCTGTCTTAGCATTCCACATAACGTAGTAATTGCCGTCCCCCTGTGGGTTAGAGAGGATGTCGCCCTCGAGCGCATCCGTCGGCACGTGCTGCGCCAGTGGCATATGGCTGACGCGGATCAGCCAGCGGCGGAACCAGCTCGCATCGCCTTTGCAGGTCTGTGCACGCACGGAGAACTCCCGCCGGGCACTTGTTCCTCTCGCATAGATACACATGATGAACCCCTTGTAGGTATTCTCTATGAACAGGTTCAGGAGCCAGTCTTGATAGCTGGAGAGTAGTCCAGTCGGTGCCGCTCCAAGCGTAGTTCTTGCCGGTGTCGGGATCGCCAAGGGAGGAAAGGGCAATGCTCTTTTCGCGACTGCTGGGCGCTCTGGGCCCCCAAAGGCAGAGGCCCCTTTCTCAATCAAATAAGCCCGGCCGGAGCGTCAGAAGGCTCCGCCGGGCTGCAACAAACTATTAAAAAGGAATGACACCCATCATCCAGCTCGGACTGATAAGAAGGTGCCTTACGATCTGTCGTTAGAAACAGTAATTCATAAAGACGCCTGATGTTAGGCGGTAGTTCTATCTAAGCCCCGGGCAGAAGCCTCGCCGCAGGCTTCAAATCAGTTTTTGGCCCAAAACGAGGGTCGCCGCGGGCTTCAAATCAGTTTTTGGTGCAAAACGAGGGTCGCCGCAGGCTCCAAATCGGTTTTTAACCCAAAACGAGGGTCGCCGCGGGCTTAAATCCTGTTTTTGGTGCAATCCGAGGGTCATTTGGGACCAAAAATCGATTTGCAGCCCGCGGCGAGGGTCATTTCACACCTCAACGCCTAAACAGATAAACAATTCAACAGGGCTTTAGCCCTCAACGCCTCAACGGGCCGTTAGGCCCCCCTTACTCCTCCGGCAGGGTGATGTCCGGATTGCCATCGCCGCCCGGCTTCTTCGGATCCTTGGGCTGGTCGGGCTGCTTGGGTTCACTGCCGCCCGGCCTCTTGGGGTCCTTGGGCTGGTCGGGCTGCTTGGGTTCACCGCCGCCCGGTTTCTTCGGCTCCTTGGGTTGCTTCGGGTCTTTGGGTTCCTTGGGCTCCTTCGGCTGCTTGGGTTCCTTCGGGGCAGACGGCTTGCGGGGCGTGCGCTTCTTCTGGGCGGCGGACTGCTTCCAGGCGGCGTCCAGCTCGGCGGCGCGCTGGTTGAGTCGGGCGGCGAGGGCCTCGATGGCCGGCTTCTCGATGGGCGTCTGGCCGAAGAGGTAGTTGGAGCGGAGGGTGAAGAGGATGCGCTCGTAGGCGGCGTCGGTCCGCGGGCGGACTTTGGAGGCCAGCGGCAGCTTCGTGGCGGCTCGTCCGTCGCTTCGCTTGGTGGCCAAGTCGGCGAAGGCCTTGTTGAGGGCCTCGAGTCGGGCCGGCAGGTCGGCGAGGTGGAGCGTGGTGAGGTGCGCGGCGAGATTCGCTTTCTTCAGGTCGACCACGAGGCCGGAAATAAGGGCCGTCTCACGATCGGCCGCTTCGGTAGGCGCGCCGCTGTAGACGCTGACGGTGGGCATGAGCGCGGCTGCGGCTTTCTGGGTGGCCTCGTCGGGCGAGAGGCGGGCGGCGCGAACGGTGGCGAAGAGGTACTGCACGGCGCGGTCGCGGGCCGTGTCGGCCTTCACGAGCTCGGCCGTCAGGGCGTCGGCCTGGGCCTCGCGATTGAGTTCGGTCTCCTCGGTGATGCCGCCGTTGTAGTCGGTCATGATCTCGGCCGGGATACCGGTCTTGGCCTGATCGGCCGATTTGAGGATGCCGTGCATCTCGGTGTGATAGGTCACGTGCATCGCGTTGTCGAGCTTCTTCTGCCCGACGGTCTTAATCTCTAAATCTTTGTCCATACTGATGTTTGTTGGTTGTTGGTGTTGTTTAGTTGTTCGTTGGTTCGTTGTTCGGCGGCAAAGGTGAAGTAGGCTTTTCGTCACGACAATGGATCGCTACAAAGTTTTTTTTTCTCTCTCTGGGCAGGGGGTGCGCCCCTACACCGGGTACCCGGCAGACTTCCCAGCCTCGGCAGAGGCCGCCCCCGGTCAAACTTCCCTGCCTCGGCAGAGGCCGCCGGGGCCCGCAGGCCCCCCGGCCAGCTTGGCGTCTGCCATGCGTTTGTTGGCGTCTGCTACATCCGTCTCCGTGTCTGTCAAGTATTCGTTGAAAGCCTCCTCCGTGTCGAACGTCATGCGGCCGAAATCCTTCAGTGCTTTGGCGCGAAAGCTCTCATCCTTGCATGCGTTCAATCGGTCGGTGAGCGCCTGAAGCCTCGACTGATTCACGTTTCCACGCTCGTACCGTTCCAGCTGCTCCTTGAGCGGCCTCACGGCATTGGCGACAGCGTTAGCAACGACCGCTTGGAGATCCGTCTCAGCGTTTGGTCTCTTACCTTCCTTCGATGAGGGGTCAGCCTTTGGCTTCGCCTCATCAGCGTAGGGCACGGACTGCTTTTCCACAAAGTCGAATTTGCGCCGGAGATTCTCTTCAAACGTGCGTGTGCCGTCGGATACTTCCTTATCCACATCCGAGCGAAAGTCTCGTACAAAAGCGTCCACCCCGTCCCGGGTCAGGCGCTCCACCGCGGCCTTAGCCTCATTCTCGGTCTCCGTCTGTAACGCCATCAAGCGCGCCAGCATATTCAGACCGTCCTTCCGCACGCCTGGGAACTTTGCCACCAGTAGTGCGAGAATCATCTTCATCTTATCCATGTTGAAATCTGTTGGTTGTTTTGTTTCGGCGGCAAAAGTAGATGGGGCACTTCGTCGCGACCTGCAATCAGACGCGAAAAGAAATGAGGCATAACAAACTGTCATAGGCTTTTCGAAATGAAAGAATGCATGCTATCTTTGCTATAAGATTAGAGCAACAAATAGAGACAGAGAAATGGAGCCACTAAGTTTCAATCAGAAAAGGGCGCTCAATGCCGTTCTATACGTGGCATCGAGGCTCGCCGATCGGGGATACCATAAGATCTTCAAGGTACTTTATTTTGCCGATCGGGATCATTTGGCCGACTGGGGTCGCACGATCACGGGCGACAGGTATGTCGCTATGGAGTTTGGCCCCGTTCCGTCGGCGCTGTATGATCTGTTCAAAGCGAAGGAAAAAGCCGCCGGGAATGGAGCTTTTGCAGATCTCTTCTTGGCGCAGAGCGACAAGCAAATCACACCGCTTGCAGATGCTGACATGCGTGTTCTCTCGAGGAGCGATATAAAGGCGCTCGATAAAGCCCTGAATGAATACGGCGGAAAAGATTTCAAGACGATCACGGCCCTTTCTCACGGCTCGGCATGGGACAAGACGCCTCGAAACAGGCCGATGTCGTTCTTCGATATCATGAAGGAGCACGGCGAAACGGACGAATATGCCCAATACGCCGACGAGCAGGCACGCCTGCAAACCATTCCGCTGTGATCTATGGAGCTGCCGAGTGCGCTGAGTGAGACCCTAATCAAAAGAGGAGCCATCTTTCATTCCAATGCAGACAGATTGCGAAAGAAGATCGGCCACAGCAAATTCTTTGTCGTGATGGGCGTGTCACAGGGGCGTGTCGTGGGCTTCTTCTTTATCAATTCAAATATCCACCGCACGGTGGAGAGCAAACCCGCCCTGTTCGCACTGCAATATCCGATCAAAATGGGCGATTACTCATTCCTCAGCCATTCCTCATTTATAGGCTGTGCAAGCCTGCAGGAATGGGCTTACGACGATCTGCATGAAAGCATAAGGCGCAAGCAGACCACACTCGTGGGGGAGCTCCGCGACAGCCACCTCGAGGACATACTCGAACAGGTGCGCCATTCAGAGGTCTTCTCAGAGGAAGAGATCGAGTGTTATTTCGGCGAATAGTGGCGCCCACTTTCGCAGCTTCAGTTGTTGCAAAATTTGCAACAACTGCTTACGCCTCTATGCGGCTCCTACCATCCATAGCAATGTGCAAAAATTGCACGTTGCTCCAAGGGCGCCAGAGGCGCTCCGCATTTACCTTTGCACACATTGAAAATTAACAAGTAACTGGTATGTCGGATCGAATCAAACTATCCAAGCGCGCTAAGCAAGTGTTTCGCCTCTTGGATAAAGGAATACCCCAACGCCCGGCGGATATGAATCCGGCCGACTACAATCGCGGTGCGCTTGAGCTCGAAGAGCACGGACTGATAAACTGTTTCCAAGAAGAAGGAAGCGAAGATGTGATAATCATTCAGCTCAAGAAGAAAGGGCGGCGCTACATCGCGGGAAACCCCACGCTGCGTAATCCTATCGACTGGAAATTCATCATACAAATAGCTGTAAATATTGCCGCCATTCTCGCGGCTCTCTTTGCTTGCTCCAAGTTGTAACCCTACCATCTTGCCCTTCCGCCCGGCGGCGCTATCTTTGCCGGCGGAAAGCGCCACGAGGAGCCCGGGGGTATAGTCCCCGAGGATTGTCCTTGGAATGATTTAGGAGAGTAGACGATGCTGTGTTGGATTGCTGATCCATCAACGAGGACGTTCTACTCTCTTTTTTTTCAGACCGGATCTTGTCTGTTATATAAATAGGTAGATGTCCGGTCTTTATGACCGTACTTTTTATTCACGCCATTCAGCCCTCACAGCTCTTGAAAAGCTGCGGGGGCTGCCTCATTTGATCTATCTTTGTGCCCGATATATCGGTGCTGATGGTCGCAAAGTGGTAGCGGGGTACCGGCCTTATGGCCGCTACATATTGCAGGGTCGTCGCCTGCCTGCACCGATAGCTCTACATAGGGAGCACCCGTCACATGGTGCTCCCTATTTTATTTTCTTGTAATACGGCTCATCCATTTTGTTTTCGTCTACCACCCCCCACGACTTTGCAGCGTTGACAACCGATCCCTTGTGCTTAAAATTCGGATGTACGACAACCTTAACCACACGGCCCGGCTCATAAGGATGCGTATAGACATAAACCCGCACTTTACTGTTGGTGTCTTCGTAGATGTGTAATGGCGTGTTGATCGCCTTCAGGATCTCATTATATCGATCCGGTGCGACCGTTGCGCCCTTACTCTCTTTCGGGTGATTGATGTACTTCAGTATCGTTTTATCAAGTACAACGATATCATGCGTTTCAAGCAACCTCCCTTGAGCGTGCATATCAGTTACTATTTCGCTATCCAACACGCCTATCCACATAACTTTCCCGATGTTTCGCTTCTTCTCCCGCACCTCATCGGCAAACTGTTGGAAGCTGCCTTCAAAGCGAGGGAGCACCTTCGGGCCTTTGAGCTCCGGTGGCACCTCCACCGGCCGCGGTTTTGGGCGCCCGTATTCGCCAACGATGTAGGCCGGATTGTCCGTGATAAAGCGCGGGAGGGTGCGCCAACCACGGGCACGCGCTCGATTCCTCTCCACCCAGTCCGTGAACACCTGCGGCACCTCTTCCACCGCCCGCGGAGACCACGAGGCGCGCTCTTTGGCGTCTCCCTTGAAGATGCGGCGATAGAGTTCTTTCCTGTCTGACGGGCGGGCAATGATGGGCAACATCTCGCAGCGGCAATGCGGATGCCAGCCACGGAATCGGAAGGCCTTGGGGTACACGCCTTGCAACTCGTCGCACATGTCGTGGAAGGGACACGGCTTACCGTTGCGCAGCGTCGTATGATTGTTGCTCAGGCGGATCTCCCAGCCTACAATGAGCGGGTTCGACTGCGCCGACTGCCACGCCGCCTCACACTGTGCCGCCTTCAGCTCCGTGCGTGCCATTCGGAGCGCGTTTTTGTAGGAAGAGCGATACACACCCTGTCCGGGGTGATAGTCCCGCGCCGCCTGACTCAGTTCCAGTTTGCCTGTCTCTTTGTTTCTCACCCGCCGGAACAGCTTATCCGGCTCGATGAGGAAGCGGCGCAGATCCTTTGCGATCTCCGTGCCCCGTTTCCCTTCTTTGATGGCGTTTTGAAGGATCACCTCAATCTCTTTTTTGGCATTCCCCGCCAGATTCCACACGCGGCCGGAAAGATTCAGCCCATCGCGCTGCTTTTCGCGCACAAAAGCATCGGCCGACCGTATGCGGCTGCTCTGCGTGGCATCGATTCGGAGACGGTCACGCAGGTATTTGTCGCGTGTGGACGGATCCAGCTGCGACTCCACGCGTGCCTCGAGCACCTCCTTGCTGAACTCCCACTCCCGCCGGATGCCATTCAAGAGGAGCCCGTTCAGGCGGTCGGCCATCACGCCCAGCACGCGCTCCACCTGACGGTTGGCCGTGTGGTTGCTCTCGAAAAAGAAGTCATCCTTCTTTTGCTCGATGGCACGGCGCACGGCAGGCAGGGAAAGCGCCTGTAGATAGGCCGTGTAGATCAGTTGCTCGATGGCGCGAAAGAGTTGCTCTCGGCGGCGCTCTTCCTCTTCCCGGCGGCGGTCTTCTTCCTTCATAGGGGACGGTTATAGAGGCAGTCGCCTCCGATATATCCGAAAGCCAAACTTTACGACCATGAAAGCCAGTGCACCAATACATGCCCAAAAGGCTCCGGTGCCAAAGCCTTGAACAAACCGCTCCCAGCGGGTCTCGCGGCGCTCTACCTCTCGCACAACTTCACGCACTACATCTCGATTGATAAAGACACTGTCAGCCTTTGCCCAGACGGTGTCATGCCGGACAACGGTCTCGACCTGCAATTCTCCGAGGCTATCCAACAGGAAAGCCAGTCGGGCGTTGCGGGTGGTCTCGATAGATAGGCGTTCCATCGCCACGCGCACCTCTGCGTTACAGCGCAGCAAGGCACGAAGGAGCGACGTGTCCGACGGTACGGGAATAGGCACAAGCCGCTGCACGAAGACTGAATCTACGTGCGACTGCCGCGTGGGCTGCGTGTGCTTCAAGGGTAGGCAGGCCGTAAGCAACAAGGCGGTGATGAGGGTAAGAGCTGTTTTCATTGCGGTGTGATTTTGTTTTCATAGAGTTTGCGTAACGCAAACTTTTCCCTATTTTTGCTGTGTCAAAACGCGGGTGATACCGCTTAAAAACTGGTTTTAAATTGCTAGGATGAAAAATATTTTCTCAAAGGAGTACAATTTAATGATTCTAGTTATGAAAAATTTTATCAAAGAGTCCATCAAAGAGATGGCAAATCAGAACCCACTAGGGTTTACGGTTGACCTAACAACCTTAAAAAAGGTCACAGGCGGGATTTCAGTCGCCTACCTCGAGACGCAAAATAGTTTCGGTGACGAGGGGCTGGAAAAGGTGCTTCAACATGCGATGGCGCACGACAAAAAGGTTGGCGGGTGGCTGGATGAAGATTCCGGATATTTCTACTTTGATTCTGTCCGGATCTTTACCAACCTTGAGGCGGCGATCCAGTTTGGACGAGAGAACAAGCAGATCGCCATTTTCGACATCACAAACTTGAGGCTCATCAAACTGTGAAAATCAGAGACGGGGGTGGATCTCGCCGCCCCCTCTCTACTTATTAATTAAGCTCACACAAAAACATCTGAACAGGAAATGAAAGGGATCGAATTACTGCCGGTAAATGAAGAAGCAAAGGCGCGATTGAACACGTTTGCCGCGCTTTACAAGAAGAATGCGCACATCGTTATTGAAGTGGTTTCGTGCAAAAACGGCCGCGTGATCGTCCGTGCGGAGCAGAAAGACGCCGTAAACGGCCTTCTGCTAAACAAAAAGGAACTATCCGAGCGTGTGCGAGAGATGTTTGACGGCGAAATTCCGGCCGAATGGAAGCTCACAGTTTCAGCCGCGGATTATGATCGGGCGGACATAGACGCCGTGGATGCTGCCTGGATCAACCGCCGAATGGAACGGCTCGGCCTGAAGAACAAAACCGTGTCAGGGCATACGGGTATTGATAAGTGCACGCTCTCATCGATAATTAACGGAAACAAAGAGCTCACGAAGTGGCACAAGGTGGCCTTCTATTACTTCTTCAAGTACTACGAAGCCGCCAAGTTTTAAGCGCTTTCGAAAGGGGCGCCCCTACGCGTAAAGCGTAAAGAAGGAGCGCCCCCGTGCTGAATGGTTAGGAGACGGCCGCGATCTGGTTCAGCTCCACCCAATACGGATTCCCGTTTTTGTGGTGGCTGATCTGCCGTTTGGCAAAGTCGACGGCCGTCACGGTGACCTTTTGGCCATTCATCAGCCGCGCCTCGGAATGGCGGGTGAAGGCCAGCGCGTCGAACGCCTCCTCCGTGAGAGGGAGCGGCCCCTGTTTCAAATCAGGCTGGGGCTTAACCTCCGGTGCACCGGGTGCAGCCGGGCGAAAGGGAGGTACCACTGGCGGCTCGATCGGCGTGGGGTTCTGCGGCGGGATGGGGCGGGCCTTGCGCTCAAAGTCGGGCGTGTAGGTCACGTTCGGGTCGCCGCCGGCCATCATCTGGCCTACCTGCCGGCCGATGGCGGTCATCTTTTCGCAGTAATACTTCTTGCGGGCGCTCTGGATGTCGGTGATCCCGAGGGCGCGGTAACGCTTCACGATGGCCTTCTCATAGTCGAGCTTCAAATCATCGATGCCCCGGCCCGTCTCCAGTGCACGCTGCGCGGCGGGGCTGAAAAGGGTGCCCCAAACAATGGGCGTGCCCTCGATTTTGTCGATCACCTCCGAGGGGCTGTCCGTCTTGAGGTTCACGCCCCAGCGGGGGTGCTGAATGAGCTGCAATTTGGCCCGGGCAAAGTCTACGTGGTTGGCGTAGTTGGCATACGGGTCGAGGCTGCCCTCCACCTCGTCTTTTCCAAAGCGCCCGTCTTGCCCACGGCGGGCCTTGATGTTGCAGTAGTTGAAGTCGCCGACGGGCTTCATGCCTGCGCCGGTGTCCAGCACGTCCATCGAGATCATCAGCTGGCGTATCGCGTTGCTGAGCGTGTTGTCGGCCTCGAAGTAGGCGCGGTCGCTGGCCTTAACAAAGGCCGCCCTTGTGTTGGCCCCAAAGGCGCCTTTGACGGGTTGCCCCTTGTACGTGTAGGGGACATAAGCCGGGGCAAACTCCGGCGGGATGGTGGTTTGGGTTGGGGTGTTCATTGTTGTTGAATCGTTTATTTGTTGGGTTGTTGAGGGGGCGCTTGGTGGCCATGCAAGGTGTCATCTGCCTTCTTCCGTAGAATCTCGGCGAGGTTGTCATTCCCAAGGGCTTCAATCACGGCTTGCACGATAGCCTCAGAGCGGCGGCGGGTCTTTTCGTCGGCCTTTTCGCGTACGCTGAGAATCTCGATGATGCAGAGAAAGACACTCATCAGACAGGTAATGACGGGCAACCCTACGATGGGGTGCAGCTTCATCAATACAAACAGATGCGAGAAATGCAGCATGTAGTCGATCATGGTCGCAATGACCACGGCGCCCTCATAGATGACGAACTTCGTGACCGTCCGGCTGAGCGGTTTCGAGCGGATCTCTTGCCTGCTCTCTTTGGCCTTCCGTATGCCGCTGATGAGGTCTACGATGATGGCGATTAAAACGAATAGGAAACACGCGGTGGCCACGGGAAACATGGCACCGGTGCCTTCAAAGAGTACTTTCATGGTTTGTTGTTGGTTTGTTTAGGCGTTGGGGTGTTGAGGTGTTAGTTATTCGTTGTCGGGGTGTGAAATGAGGGTCGCCGCGCACCAAAAACGTGTTTTTGGCCCAATCCTCGGCGGGTTTCGGGCCTAAAATCGGTTTTTGATGCAATCCTCGGCGGGTTTGGGGCTCCAAATCAGTTTTTGGCGCAATCCTCGGCGGGTTTCGCGGCATCCGTGTAGGGGCGTATTGAATACGCCTCATTAGACGGCCCCCAACGGGGCCGAATGAATGCGTCTGGCGCCCGTCCCTGTCGGGACGTCTGGAGGGCGAATGCAATTCGCCCCTACATGTATCAGGCAAAATTCGCCGGCGTCCGAAGACGCCCCCGGCAGACTTCCCAGCCTCGGCAGAGGCCGCCCCTACACGGGTACATGGTCATTGTTAGGTGTTGAGGCCTCCGGCCTGTTGAGTTGTTGAGGCGTTTGTTCGTTGGTTTGACAAGTGGTTCAACATCTCAACAATTAAACATCTCAACAACTAAACACCTAAACATCTAAACAGGGCCGTTAGGCCCCAACACATAAACGCCTATTCCTCCGGCAGGGTGATGTCCGGATTGCCATCGCCGCCCGGCTTCTTCGGTTTCTCGCCGCCCGGCTGGGGCTGTTCGCCGGCGCCACCGCCCGG